GTTGTCTGTGGTAGTTCCCTCGTCAGCTAAAGCTGGTGAGTTTTGCCCCCACCCTCCGACTCTGCGAGTCTGGAACGTGTGGTGGCATACCAACGCCTATCAAGATAAGTCTATATTAATCTTAATATCCCCCTGTATATTGTGGGCTATTCGATCGGGTGCTTTTAATCCTGCTCGATCAAGGATGTCCCTAGATGCTTCTAGTTGGACATACTCAGATCTTGCCCCTGATGAAAGCTCGATCATCTTTCTACTCGCACTTACTGCGCCTAAGCCTAGAGTCTGTGCTACTACTTGTTGCATATAACTCTGTACCTTTGGCAAACGTAGTGTGCGAGAAGCACTTACTCTCGCTGACTCTTTACTTACTTGTGTTGAATAACCTGCCTTTTCTGCAGCATCTGTTATACTACACCCTGTTGATACGATAGTATCGACTAATGCTCTTTGCTTATCTGTAAGATCATCTTTCATATAACTTTATTATTCTACTCCTATAAGTACGTAGTGTCCTAATTTACTGGTGTCAAGCATTATTACGACACTTTAGTTGTTCTTCGAACTCACAATACTATATATGGGTGCGACTTACCAGTCGCCCCTAAAGGAGTAGACATCCGTCTACGCTATTGACCCCATACGCAATTTTACTTCGTAAACCATAAGCTCCTACTTTACCAAGCTTCGCTTGGACAGTCGCTTATATATTGCTATGGGTCCCCCCACACACACGGGTTAACGGTGCTTGTATCACGAGTTTGCCTCAATGAACAGTGCTAGGGACATCAGCGCCTCACCTAAAGGTGATACCCCTACGGGTGCGCTGTGTCGCACTGTATCATTGAGCTTTGCCTCGTGATGACTGCACCCCCTGTCCCCGTGCGTTAGGCACTTGGATGATAGTTAATCTAACAAGGAGGTTATAATGGACTATGTAAAATACTATGAACTAATAGTTGATGACTGTAATAAGATAAGAGTCAATGAGCTATATAGTTTAAGAGAAGAAGCTGTTGTAAAAGGTAATCATGATAAGGTTATCGAATTAGACAGTGAGATAAATCAATTAACAAAGGAGATATATGTTAGCTAGTGAAATAGATTCTGCTGATTATAGTGACAGCAGATTAGATTCAATGGATACAGTATTAGATTCCGTTGATATAAAAGTTGGTGTAAAAGCATTTTTCGAAAATGTAATTACGCCATTTGCAGAGCAGAAAGATTGGGCTATGTTAGCAGAATGGAATGCTAATAGTATAATCGGTTGCTTTCAAAGACATCTTGATCAATGCATAGCTAGTTCTGATAAGACAAGAGATCTTATGAAGAATGCTATGAGAGAAGATGTAGGTAATGAGATTTCTATGCTGAATGTAGATAAGCTAATATTCAGACGAGATGCTCAAGATCTAAACATCAAAAGAGCAGAGATGATAGTTAATGAGTTACTTCTGACATATGAAGTAGCGTTTGGTAAAAAGTTTATGCCAAGAGCTAAGTCATCTGGAAAAGATGTAACAAAACAAGCACAGATGAAAGAATACAATCTGGCTAGACTTAAAGAAGCTATGCAAAAATAGTTTCTAATTATTAAGCCCAGCGATCAAAAGCAGGTCGCTGGGTTTTTTTTATCGTTCAAGACCAAAAAAAATGATAGGCGTTGTAACTCACTGGAGTTGCTGCCGAGTTGAATAACATCCTGAGTCTAGAAATATATACTAAGTATAACTAGCAGGAATGTAAGATCTAGCTAACACCAATGGTATTGAGGGGTTAGTTAGTAAATAATAAAGGAGATATATGAAAGAACTAATACAACTTAAAAAGATGTTAACTGATGCACATAAAGAAATCAGAAGTAATAAGAAGAAAACATTACCAGCTTTTGGTGTAGAAATGTATCTACTAAATTGCATTATTCAATGTAATGTTGTTTTAAATAAAACTAATGAAAGGAAAAAATATGCTAAATAAACTACAAGATTGGTTAATGAATGTAGCTGCTAAATGGATTTGGTTTGCTATAATGTTACCAATAAGAATAACATTAGGTTTATGTTTTGCTGTTGCAAAGTATATGCCTAAAACTGTTCACTTACCTTACAAAGTAGTTAAGGTTGAAAGAGAACAATCTAGTAACAATCAAACATGGTGGAAATAATATGTCATTTATAATGTTAGTAATAATTGCTATAATGATAGGGTATGGTATCACATTGGCTAAAGACAATATTGATATGATAAATCAAATTAATCAAAACATCCGTATCGAATTAGACAATCAACGTACTGAAAGGATGAACAAATGGGAACAGTCAAAAAACTTAGACAAGAACAGTTAGATACATTACTGTTCGATTATGCAGAATGTAAAATAGAATGGGATGAGTATTTATCTGGTATAACTGCTCTTGGTATTCAATCTCCATCAGAGATAGACGAATATAAAGATAAAGCAGAGGAAGCTAGATATGATTACAAAGTTTCTCAGTATCAAGCTAAGTATTAAAGATATTATTGTTTTAGAAAAAGTTATACGTCAGTATATGCTAGAACAAGAAGCTTTAGCTTATAAAGATACTAAAGATATAGATGCATACACATTGCATAAAAAGATTAAAAACATAATAGCTTTATACGATTTATAGAATCCTAGGTGGTATGTTTTAGTGGTTAGTTATCTAATCCCTCCCTGACATACTTACATAAACACACAGTTGCGTTGCACTGTGGGGATATAAGCAACGCACAAAGCTCCCTCGTAAGAGAGAGCTATATAACAATTAGAAAGAAAAAATATAACTATGAAAGGTATATTATGATGTCCGTTATCAAATCTCAGATAAAGAGTCTACGCACAAATACAATTGATATGATACCGAAGTTTTTTAAATTTTGGAAATTTATATTTGTTGGCATAATAAGTGGCTTAATATGGTTATTATATTTAATAGGTGCAGCTGTAGATATAATAATTTCAATATTAAAATTAGCAAAAACAAAAACAAAGGAAAAAAATGACTGAAGAAGAACTATTAACAAGTGTAACTAAAAGAACAAGAAATGCAAATACTAAAAAATGGGGAATGTTTGGATTATCTTTAGGTGAAGAAAATTATAATAGACTACATGCTTATTGTATTAAACATAAGCTTTACAAAGCTACTTTAGTTAAATCATTAGTAGTAGATTATTTAGATAAAGCAGAACAAAAGGATGACAATGTATAACGTAATACTATGGAAAGATAATGGTGATGAAAACTTTCACGTTTTTAAACACAAACCTACATTTGATGATTTGTATAAATTAATCGGATGTAGTTTAATAGAGATAACTAAAGGATATAATCCAGAAGTATCTCAAAAATCATTTGAAATGTATATAGATGAAGAAGGTAAACATAACAATTTATCTTATCCAAACAAAAGAGCTACAATAGCTTGGTTTGAATGGCAAAAGAGAACTAATAGACAGTCATTGCCAGGCGATAAAATTGTAGGTCATGCAGCTATAATAAAAAAGGTAAAAGATGAACATAAAGACTCTACTAAAGATCTGTAAAGCAACAGGTAGAACTATACCTTGTGATATGCAAGATCAGATTAACGAAACATATTATTCGGAATCTAAAGCTGAACACGTTCCTATAGCAGATATGGATATTGTTCATTTAATAAGAGCATTTAACAAAATGAAAAATGATAAAGAAATTGTCAAAGCATTTGATGATTTAATAAAACGAAAGGTAAATTAATGTCTAACTGTTATTATCATTCGTTATCATCAGTTAAAAAATGGGGTGGTAAACCAGAAGATTACCAAGCCATACATAACTGGTTTGACGAATCAAAAAAGATTGTAGCACACTTTACTCATAGAGCATTACGACATCACGCTGAAGGTTGTTTTGCTGCCGAAAAAGAGTTTGGTGTAACAATAACAAATTCTGATGGTAAAAAAGTTCCTGTCAGATTAATTGCCGAAAGACATATCAAAGAAGATCTAGGATGGATTCCTAGTTTTCAAGATTGGGTAATTCAAATCAAAGCAACTAAATGGATGATGAAAGGACAACATAAACTATGAGTGAAGAACGAAAAATAACAGATGTAATTAAAGCTTTAAATAAAGCTGGTATTACAAAACTAGAAATCTCATATTCTGGTGGTGGTGATGATGGATCATTTGAAGAAGTTAATTTCTTTAAACAAGAAACAGAAGGTACTGTTGCTAAATTAACAAAAACAGTTCCTTGTACTGTAGATTGGACTAAAGTTTTAAATCTATCAGATGACGAAGACTATAGTGATGAAGACTTCTTAGGATCTGTTTATGGAGATCAAGGAAGACTTAATCAATGGTACAGTTTTGCAGGAGAGTATACTTGCAATGGTACTATTACTGTTGATACAGAAACTGGTGAATTTGAAGATGATGGTATGCAATCAACAGAAGAAGGACAACATAATTCTGGAAATATATACAAGGATCCTTGTAGAGATATATTCGGACAGGATTTAGCAACAATAAAAAAGGAAGCATAATATGAAACCAATAAGAAGTAATGAACTACTTCATCTTGATACACTTATAAAAAGTAAGTTTAGAGATAGAAGACAAACTATTGAGTCAGATATAGAATCTACTACTCAAAAACAAACTGATAAAAATTATAAAAAGTTTGTTGATAGATTAGGTATTAAAGCTCAAATAAAAGCGTTTAAAGAAGCTGATCAAAAACTTGTAAAGTTTCAAGAACAAAAAGAATCTTATGAGTCTAAATTAAGTGCAATTAGACAAACTAAGAAAAGAGAGCTACAAGATAAAATACAATCTTGGTCATCTATTAGAGGATGGCAAGATGGTTATAAACAAACAATGCAAATAGACATAAAAGATTTTGATGATGTTGAAAGTGTATTATCTACAGCTTGTAAACAAGAAACAAAGAAAGCCGTAGAAAAACTACCAAAGTTTAAAGTAAAACACGATTTAGATTTGCTTGAAGAACAAGCTCAAAATGTGTTATATTCTGGTAGCAATATAAAAGAAACTTGGAATTATTTAGGTCAAGTATTTCAATCTTCTGGTATACCAGTAGCAGCACCTAAAGGATTTCTACAAATAGAAAGTAAATAATGAAGATAGACGAGTACTTACAGTATCTCGCTTCAACAGATGAAGCCTTTGCTAAAACACAAGCAGAGGTTTCGTATGGTGACGATATGCTAAAGCATATTAAAGGTGCTTATATTTCAGCTACCGAAGAATCAGTAGCTAAAGCTACCGAAAGATTTTATGCGTCTGCAGTTTATAAAAACCATATAAACAAGATTCATAATTTAAATGTGCAATTGTTAAATCTTAGAAATAAACGAAGAACTGCTGAAATGAACATAGAAGTATGGAGATCATTAGAAGCAAGTAGAAGGAAAGGAAACATATAATGGAAAACATTTATCAACACATTGGTACACAAATAAAAAGAAGACGTGTAGCTGGTATAGGTAGATCCTATAAATTAGTTACACAATCAGAACTTGCTAAAGTTTGTTCTGTTTCATTTCAACAAATTCAAAAGTATGAAAAAGCTACAAATGCTGTACCAATTCATAATTTAATAAAGATTGCAAATTACTTTGATACTTCAATCTTAGAGTTTTTACCTGCTGCCGAACTTAATCAAGCAGTAGCAAAAGAAGAATCACATAGCATATAACCTCTGTGGTTGGTGGGTTGGATTTCCCCCTTCCCACCATATATAGTTGACAGCTACCGAAATATTTATATATCTAGTAGATATGTCAAATAAAGCATTAGGTTTACAATTTCACAATCAAGTAATCCCTCAATTTGTAAAATTGCGTAAAGAAAAATCTATTTCTCAATTAGAAATGGATGAAATTTTAGGAGTAGCTAAGGG